CCATTAATGTTTGTCTTGCGTTCAGAAATGTAATTCCAAGGAGAAAGTTTCTTTGCATCATCTTCACCTAAGATTTTACGAAAACGATTTACAAGATATGGAATATCAAAGAACTTTGTGTTCCAGCCAGTGATAACATCAGGACAATTGTCCGACCACAACATCAGAAACTTTTTACAAATAGTCCATTCGTCTTTGCACTTAACATAAACTTCATCACCTTGTACTTCATAGTCACCACATCCGAACACATAGGTTTTGCCGTTGATATAAGTGATTGCAATCGCGGTGATAGGTTCATTGGCTAGATAAGGATCTGGGAATCCGTTTTCTGAACCAACCTCAATATCTACGATGGCGATAGAAACTTTATCCTGATCCCACTCAACCATCGTGGGATGTTGATCTGCAATGAATGCATATTCATATCTGGTGTTGCCATAGATTTTGGGTGCACCAGGAATACCATCATACTTCTTAAAGAATTCTCGCGCTTCGTAGATACTGTCGAAACGTTTTTCAGACAAGTCCAGACCATCAAGTGATTTGTGGGTGCCCTTATCTTTCTTGGCAGGAAGATACAGTGATGGTTCGTAGTCAACCTTTTGTTTGATACGTTTTCCGTCCATGATCCCGCGATACAGGATCTTGCCACCTAGGGCTTGAACATTGGTGTAGAAATTAGACATTAACCGGTAATGATGCTTTGTTGTTTGGGTAGAATGATGCCGGTGCCAAATAATTGATTATAATTATTGATAAAATCTTCGGCAGGAACATAGGAGTATACTACATGTTGCTTGTTAATGGCAACCTGCATTCCAGTTTTTTGTTCTGCATGGAGTGGAAAAGGTGCGAATCCAACATTTGGTGCACCATCTTTGCCTCTAACAACCGCAACGCCAACAGGATTTGTCAGTAATACAGTGGTATCGGTTTCTTCACTCACTTCAGCTAAGACTTCTTCGTGAGTTACAAGTTTAAATAACATAATTTTCATAGAACATCCTTTCGTGATTTACATAAATACTTATGAAGTTCATTATAACACAAACTTCAATCACTGTCAATACACTCAAAAAAAGAGGCAAAAATGATCAAAAAGCTTACCGCAATGCTTTTTGTCATGGTTACATTTCCAGCAATGGCAGATCCCATTGTGACTGATTCGACTAGTAGAAGCACTACACAAACAATTACCGAAAGTACAACAACCGTAAAATCTCCGCCGCCAACAGCCGTGGCTCCTGCCGTCACAGTCATCAACTCTGATGTTTGTGCAGTTGCTGTATCCGGTGCAACTCAAACTCAAATTCTTGGCATTTCTTTTGGTGCAACAATGACCGATAAGAATTGTGAGAGATTAAAGTTAGCTCGTTCAACATATGACATGGGTATGAAAGTTGCAGCAGTTGCTATTATGTGTCAAGATGAAAGAGTATTTACAGCAATGATGAATGCTGGAACTCCTTGCCCAATAGACGGTAAAATTGGTGAACAAGCCAGAGCACTTTGGGAAGCAAATCCACATCGTATTCCACAAAAAATTAAGAGTAGAGACTAATGAAACTCTGGAGTTTATTAGTTGCATGTGTACTGAATATTTCGGTAGCACAAGCACAAATAGTTACGATTCCAATTCCTGGAAGCCCACTGTCTTTGAATTACATGGCTAATCCACAGCCATTGCAGAACATAAACAATAATCCAGCGGCAACAAGTTATCAATTATGGGATGATGGTTACGCAAATGTTCCTTTAGGTTTTAATTTTCCGTTCTTCGATAAAACATTTAACAACTCAACAATGTATAGTAATGGTACAGTGCAGTTTGGACCACCCGTAAATGGATTTCCTTCGAACAATACTTTCTGCTGCAATGGTATTACAATTGATAGAAATACATCATCAGCATACAATTACAGTATTTTAATGATGCAGACTGACATGTATGGTGCTTCAGGTAATAATCACTATTCACTTGGTAATTCAAATAGTATGACATATGGTTGGTATAATGTTGAAAGACTTGGTGATCCTTCAAACAAAACAAGTTTCGAATTAAAAATTGATAGCACGGGTAATATAGACATGCGTTGGACGGGTGCAATGATATCATGGAATACACCAGCAATTGGTGTTATTGGTGATGCATCCAAAGGTGAATTTGTAGTCATACAACAAGGCAGTTTGAACCAGAACTTTACTATTCCTGGTTTGACACAAGTAACTACAGGTCAAACACCTGATATTGTTATTGATCCTTGTACAAGCAACCCATTATACTCACCAACTTGTGCGGGTTATCAAGCAGCATACACCGAACAACAATGTTCAATTAATCCTTTATACTCCACAACTTGTTCTGGTTATGCGTCAGCATATCACAATCAACAATGTTCAATTAATCCATTATATAATGCGACATGCCCCGGATATGCTGCAGCATATCATACTCAACAATGTTCTATTAATCCACTATATTCTACAACTTGTTCCGGATACGCAGAAGCGTATTTTACACAACAATGCAATTTGAATGGATTATATGATAAAACTTGCCCAAACTATGCGACAGCATATGCAACCAAGATGTTACTTGAACAACAAGGCATGGCATCAACTGTTGCAACAGCAGGAGAAATTGCGAAAAGTGATCCTTTAACAACATCGACAACAACCGCATCACCATCAGTCAGTTCAGATGGTTCAGTTTCGGTTGGTGTATCAAAGACTGGTGACGCAAACGTTGATAAAGCAATTTCTTCACCGCCACCAACAACAAACTCTGCTGCAGCACCTGCAGCACCTGTTCAATTGGTATCTCCTGGACCTGCGGCTGCTGGACCAGGTCCAGCTTCACCTGGTCCCGCACCTGCAGCCAAAAATGAAGGTGGAGAAAAACCGGCTGGTGGTGCAACTCAGCAAGCGCGAGGTGGTGATTCTAAACCTGCAGCAAGCCCTCGACAAGAACTACAAGCAAGAAGAGAAGCTGCAGCGAAAGCCGAAGCAGTAGAAAGAGGTAAAAATCTTGCTAATGAAATGGGTAAAGCAAGTGATCTAGAATCACAAAAACAAATTCAAAATGCAGTAATTCAAGCAATGGGATTCACACCCGGTTTTGATAATTATAGTAAAGCAACGTTGACTGATGCTCCTGGTTATAGACCATATTCAATTTATGGTGGTCAAAGAGTTATTGAAAATCGTAATACAGCCAGAATGTTTGGTGGTACAGATAGATTACACCAAGAAATGGTCAATCAACAATACAAATAAGGAAACAAAATGTCAGAAGAAATCAAAGATGTTAATAAAAAAATTGATGAAGCGGAAGCCGCTGTTAAAAAATATGCAAGTAAAGATACAGTTATATCAATTGGTGGATACGAATTTACTCCAGCAAAATTAATGGTCGCATTCACACTGGCATCTTCATTACTAGGCGGTCTTTATGGTACGTTTGAAGTATACAAAGACTACATGAGTATGAAGAAGAAAATTGCTGAATACGTTACACCAGACTTAACCGAACTCTATAAAAAGATGGAAGTGTTGGATGCAAATACCAGCAAGATGACAGAATATACAAACAGCATTAAGAACGATTTAAAGAATGATGTTCGTAGAGTGGAAGGTGTTGTTGAAAATCTAGAAAGATCCAGTAAAGCATCCACCAGAGATACAGATCAAACTGTCAAGGATGTAAAAAAGGAAGTGGATGCCACACTTAAAGAAGTTAGAAGATATAGTGATCAAACTGTTAAAGAAATCAATCAAGAAATAGTTCGCATCAATCAAGAAGTGGCTAAAGGTCAAAGAGATACACAGACAGAGATCAGAACATTAAGAAAAGAAGTTGACGATAAGATCAAAAAGGCTCTAGACAATCCTCTTTCCAATTGATATCTATATACTATTATTACTTTGAAAATTTAATATGTTTAAAATTATTTTATTATTCTTTTTCCTTGTCGGCAACGTTAACGCGATTGAATTGACTGCACAGAGTTGGTTAGTTGCCGACGAAAAGGGAAAAATTATTCAGGGTGAAAATACCAAAGCAATTCGTTCTATAGCCAGTATAACGAAACTAGTTTCTGCTATGGTTGTTCTGGACGCAAAACAAAACTTAGATGAAAAGATAAATCAATTCACCAGAAGAGAATTGTTACAACTTTCAATTGTTAAATCGGACAACAATGCAGCTAGATTACTTTGCGAAAAATATCCTGGTGGTTTGCCTGCATGTATTGCAGCAATGAATAAAAAGGTTCACCTTCAAGGTTTCATGTATACAAGATTCACTGACCCTACAGGTTTAGATGCCGGTAATGTTAGTAACGCTGAAGAACTAGTTGATCTTGTGTTATTATCTAAAGATTATCCAGAATTAATAGAATATAGTAAAATGTCGGAAGTGAAAATTAAGATACGCAAGAACTGGATGGTATTCAACAATACAAATCCAATTATTGGAAAGAGACACGATTTTATTATTAGTAAAACCGGTTATATCAAGGCATCTGGTGGTTGCATCGTAATGATGTTAGACACCGATATCGGTAGAAGAATTGTTGTGGTTCTTGGCAGTAAGAACACCAAGACTAGAATTCCTGAAGCAGAATTTATTTCTCAGATGTAATGGTTGCGGGTCACGGAGTTGCACCGGAACTGAGGATTATGAGCCCACTGTGATACTGTTTCACCAACCCGCCAGATTATTTATTAGGCAAATTAATTTTTGTGCGTTCTTTCATTATTTCTTCTATTATCTTGAACGCTTCGTCTTCAGCTAAAGCATCTTCAATCTCTTTTGGTGTTTTTCTAAAAATTCTATCATAGTTATCAGCATATTCTTTTTGTGATACACTGAATGGTCTTGGAGCAGAACCTTTACCACCATCGGACATTTTATTCTCCGTAAATTAAAACGATACTTGTTGAAGGCACAACATATTTATTATCGATTGGCATGGCTGCATTCCAATCGAGCAGTACAACATCACCAACAGATACACCATCAGCATCTGGACCTACTGCTAAAATTTTAGCTTTATCTGGTTCCTGAGAAGATGACAGGATAATTCCTGAACTAGTGGTGTTGATATTCTCTAAACGTTCTACTAAAACTTTATTTTTCAGTGGCAAAATATTCATATCAATCACCTTTAAATGGAGCGGTGGACTGATTCACACAGCTAACATGAAGGGGTACTTCATGTCGTATTATTACACACCGCATAAAACTGGAGCGGGATAGGAGAATCGAACTCCTGGCATTAGCTTGGAAGGCTAAGGTATTACCATTATACGAATCCCGCAACTAACTTGGTGCCCCATGAGAGAATCGAACTCCCGTACCCGGATTACAAAACCGGGGTAATACCATTATACTAATAGGGCAAAATCTTGGAGCGGGTAGTGAGAATCGAACTCACAACTAAACCTTGGCAAGGTCTTGTGTTACCACTAGCACCATACCCGCATCAATTTAAATTTATAGAGTTATTATATAGGCCTTTTTTTGAATTGTCAATAACTACTTTTGGTACGAATGGTCGGAATCGAACCGACACGCCTTGCGGCGGCAGATTTTGAGTCTGCTGCGTCTACCAATTCCGCCACACTCGCATCACATAGTTGGTCCATTACCACTACGAAAACCAATTTCACCACCTTCTTCTTTTATTTTCTTCATAACATCTTCAAAAAGAATAGGTCTAAAATCAGTTTGTTCAACACAAACACAATGATAACGTGAATCAATCATAGGTTCTTCCACAGTGAAAGGTCTTGGATCATACTTACTCATCATTTCACTTTTCACTGTACGAAGCACACGATTGGCATGTAAGTGACCATGAATGTTAACACCAAAACGACCGAGACTTTCTTCATGTACCGGAATATGAGACAGAATCATTCCGTTCATCACATGATAACCACGAATGTCTCTAAAATGTTTTGTGTAATCTTCAAGTTTAAAAATGTCATGGTTGCCACGAATCAACACTTTATCACCGTTTAACCTGTACATAATGTCAAGTGACTTGCGATTGATAACAACATCACCAAGATGATACACTTTATCATTTGGTCGAACTGTTTCGTTCCAACGTTTCACCATTTCTTCATCCATCTCTTCAGGATTATCCCATGGTCGAAGTTTAGTCACACCATCAGCGCGCATAAACCTACACACTCCAGCATGGCCAAAATGTGTATCACTCACTAAGAAAACTGATGGCATTTTAACTCCTTATCTTGGCCCGGCGTAAGAGAATCGAACTCCTATTAAGGGCTTAGAAGACCCCTGTATTATCCATTATACGAACGCCAGAAATTTTGGTGCCCCAGAGGAGAGTCGAACTCCTAAAATTTGGCTTCTAAGACCAACACGTATACCAATTCCGTCACCGGGGCATATATACTTTTATGAATGAACCTGTAAAAATTTCAGCTAATGTGCATCACTGCATTTATCTTACAACAAGTAGATATTTTACACCACATCCAATAATTAATCAAGCGAAAGCTGAATTCAAACCGTTGGTTATTCCCAACATTGGTGCTCCCAACAATTAATCTAGGAATATTTTTAATCGAACGCTTTAATTCTTTAATGTAATATTGTCTATAATTCATATACTTTTCATATAGTTTGGTGCTGCCTGTTGGAATCGAACCAACTTCAACGGCTCTTCAGACCGCCGCTATGACCACATCAGCTAAAGCAGCAATTGGTACCTGGTGACAGTTTCGAACTGCCGACCCTCTCGGTGTAAACGAGACGCTCTACCCCTGAGCTAACCAGGCATAAATCTTGGGGAGTTATATGAGGATCGAACTCATACTACCTCGGTCACAGCAAGGTGTGCAGTCCACTACACTAATAACTCCATAGGTGATTGGCTACGTTCCCATTTTCGCCCCAATCTGAGTCGTTACCCTGTCCATTGTTATTTGCTTCTAGGTTAGTACACTTCTACCCGACTGTGTTTTTCAAGGCACCCATGTTGGCGGGTCTTGCGGCAATGAACAGTCTCGCCGTGCTCTTATGGTGTGGCAATCACCCACTTTCAACGTTAAAGTGTAACCGGGGTCTGTACTTGTTCCGTAAGAATCCGTTTTAGCCGGTCTGCACAGAACGAAGCAGCTGGTGCATCTGGTTGTACCATAGGCGTCATGTTACATGTGCCTTTGATATAACCAATTGCTTGCTGAACAACACAAGAAGAACCATATTCATCATCTTTGTTTAAATCCAAATGAACTTCAACGTGACGGTCTTCCAACACATCAGCCAAACTTTGAAATAGTTCAGACACTTTATAAACTTCAGTCATCAGACGCATTGCTGGTTTACTTTTCTTATGGTCATAATCCAATTCTCTCTGAACATAACCAAAGATTTTACAACCGTGACGGCCATCGATATGAACTACAACTGCAAGAGCATAATCTGCATACCAAACACCATTAACACGAACACGTTCTGAGTCAGCACCCAGATAAACTTTCGTATCGGGTCCTTGATTCAAGATAAATTCTTTTACTTCTTGCAAATTGAAATTTTTCATATCAATCACCTTTCTTATTTTACTTATGGCATCCCGCCAGGGATTCGAACCCCGACCAACAGTTTTGGAGACTGGTATGCTGCCGTTACACTAGCGAGATATTTGGTACCCTTGGACAGTTTCGAAATGTCGACCTACGCCTTATCAAGACGGTGCTCTTCCTCTGAGCTACAAGGGTAAAGTGGACCGCCCGGAGAGATTCGAACTCCCGACTTCTTAGTTCGTAGCCAAGCACTCTAAGTCCACTGAGTTACGGGCGGTTATGGTGGTACTAATTGGTAACGATCCAATCTCCTCGGCTTATGAAACCGGTACGCATCCGTCTACGTCATAGTACCATTAATTGGTGGACCGCAAGAGAATCGAACTCTTACCTC